AAGATTAAGTCGATGAAACCAAGTCTTTGTGAAGCCACTAAGACTCTTCTTTGGTTTGCTACTTCGTAATCAGATTCTAAGGTAACACCTCTCAATCTTGGCATTACATAGTTTCTTGCATAAAGTGCTACAGCGTGTACTTTACTTACTGCAGGTGTTGCGAATTCATCACAAAGGATAACTCTTGAACCGAACACTTGTCCGATTTCACCTGATAGCTTAGTTGCCATATCGCCAACTAGGTTAGCATCTTGGAACTCAGCATCACTTAGTAAGTTGAAATACTCTTGTTGGTTTACAATGTAAACAACCTCTGATGGATTTACACCGTATTTACCCATATTCTTTCTCATATCAAGTAAGTTAGCTGCTGTTAAAGACTCACTTGCAAATGCAACAGTTGATGCAGTTGCGTGTGTACCAGAACTGTCATCTTGTGCGGCTTTTTGAATTAAGCCTTCAAATGCTCCTGATGAGAATACACCGTTAGCAGAGTTGTTACCTGCTAGGATAGCATTTTCAATTGCTCTTGCATGTGATCTTACCATTGATTCCCTAATTAAAGGAAGTATTGGTAAAATTGCATCTTCTTCAGTTTCATTACCTAAGAATGACTGAGAAATTAATTTTACTGTAGAAAGAGTTCTTTCTGTTAAATCAATACCACCTGCTGAACCAGGGTTATATGCGTCACCTCTTTCTGCCAAGTTACCATGTGGTGATGAACCACTAGCTGTTTGGCTAGATGTGAATTCTGCATATCCTGAATCTGGTAATATTGGAATGATTTGATTCGCAGAAGTCATTTGTATTTCTCTAAATAGAGGTGCTAATACTAATTCATTCTGAATATCTCTTTCAATATTTGTAGAAACTACTTGTTCAAAGTCTGCTGAAGAAACACCGACACCTGAGTGTGCGTTTACTTTCTCCATTACGCTCTTGGCATAGTCATTTTCAAAACCTTTACCAGTTGCAAGACCCATAAACTTAGCGTCTATAATGTCATTTTCAAAAGCTTTTTTCCAGTCACCTTGTCCGTTTCTGTCTGAGAAAACTCTTTTTGACTCTCTGATATTCATGATTTCATCAGATTTTTCTGCTAAAGTTTTTTCAAGTTCTTTAACAACTGCTTCTAAATCTTCATGCTTTTCATTGACTCTAGTTTCAACATCAGACATAAGCTTTTCGGCTCCTGATATTCCAGCTTCAATAACTGCTTTCTGTTCTTCCTGTTTTGCTTCGACTTCTGCCTCTACTTGAGCAGCCTTTTCAGCAGCTTCAAGTGCTGCTTTTTCTTCTGCCGCTTTTGTTTCAGCTTGTTTCATTGCAAGTGATGCAGCTGTTTCTTTAGCTACGTCTTTTGCAAATTTGCTTAAATCAAAGCCTTCAGGAGTCTTCATTTCGTCGCTCATGCGATTCTCCTTAATTTTGGCTTGCGCCACTTTAGACTGCTCTGTTTCTTCAGTCTTCACTGAGTCCACTGAGTTAGTCTCAACAAAAGATTGTTTGAACTTTTCATATTCTTCCATTGTATCAAATGATTTTGCAAGTGAGAACGTAGCTCCCTGATTGCAAGGCACTGATACTACAGAAACTTCAAAAAGTTCAGCATCTTTGATTCTTAATCCGCCTGTTTCAGAAATATGATCGCAGTCTTTTACTTTAAAGCCTACAGAAAATGCTCCTAAAACACCGTCTTTGATTAATTCTTTTATGTCTCCAGCCGCTTTTGATATTTTGGCTGTAAACTCTAATCCATTATCAACAGTTTTGATGCTTTTCGCTCTGCCGATTGGTTTTTCATGATTGTGATTATAAAGAACAATCGGATTGTTTAGATAGTTATCTATTCCACCTTTTGTCCATGCTTCAACTTCAATTACATCTCCTGCTCTATCAGTTGAATTTGTACTAGCAAGACCTTTTATTTCAATACTTCCGTCATCTTGCTCTCCAATCATTTTGAAAGTATTTGTCCAGTTAAAAATCTTATTTGACATCTTTTTTAACCTTTTTCTCAGCAGGTTTTTTAACTGGTGCTTTCTTTCCTATATCAGGGTAGTGGTTTTTCAACATAAGCACCATTCTGCTCCAGGAATTAAAATTCCTTTTTACAAGTTGTGACCTCATTGGTCTATCTTCTTGTTTATCATACTCTTTTAGGTCAAGTACTTTTCCTTTTTTTATAAAATACTCTCCTAATTGGTCTATCATCTTCTTTTTGTTCATATTTATTCTTCCTCATCTTCCGCTGGCCGCCCGCCTTCTTCTGGGTTTGCAGCTGAACCTGCGATATTTGCAGGAATTCTTGGTGTATCAAATCCTTCGACTGTTTCAAGATTTAAACTCTCCCTTGCCTCGTTAGGAGTCATAATACCTGTATTAACTAGAGAAGCATAATAAGATGCTTGGTCTCTTAACTCTGGTTGTAATGCAGGTACTCCTGTAACATCTTCTACCAGTTTAAATCCGAAAAATCTTTCATATGCTTTCATTAGTTTTTTAACTATAGGTAGTATAGTTTCTAAATAATATAATCTTTGATTTGGTCGAATATTTGCATTATTACCACTATCCATAAGAATAGGTGGAACTCCTAATGCCTCAAGAATAATTTTCTCATTTGATCTAATTGCTTCTTGAAAATCTAACTCTTTGAAATTGACTTCTGTTAAGTTATCAACTTCTAGTCCGCCATCTAAAAATAATGGTCTTCTACCTCCAGTACTTGGATTATATCTTGCAACCCAAGCCTGTAACATTCTATCTTTAATTTTTTCTGATAGAGTGTTTGGTGACTTTAATACTAATCCAGGAACTGCTCCATTCTTAAAAAAGTTATCCTGGAAGTTTCTCATATTCACTAATAATTGCATAGTTCTATGTGCAGGTTTTAATCTTGGCACACCTCTATAAATAGAGTGAAAACTATTTTCTTTTATGTGAATAATTTCACTAGTAGAATATTCAATACTATTATCATACACAAATTTATTAATGTATGTATTTTCATCAGTTTCAATATCTATCTTCTCTGCTGGAAGATGATACATATGCTGACCATCAAAGTACACAAAAATATTTCCATCTATTAGTAAATCAATTAGTAAGTTTCTTCTGAATGTACTAATATCTTGAAATGGATTTGGTTCTTTATTTAGTAATAAATCTACTCTTGTTCTTCTAATATTTCTATAAACGGGACTTGAGCCAGGAATCTGGTCTTGGACTAAGAAAGGAATGTCTGAGCAAGCATCAACTATCATATTGACAGCACGATGGACTACTTCCAACTGCTCGTAGGCATTTCTATAACTTAAAACATTTTCTCTGGACTCAATGTTAAACCCTTCATTTCTTGCTATTACATATTGAGAGGGATTTAACTTTTCCTCGTCTGATTCAGCATTTCTGCCTAAAATAAAATCATACCATGCCATGTTTTTCTCTTTGTATTTCTACCCATCTTTGCTGTTTCTCAGCAGTTATTAACTTCGGTCTCTTGCCATATATAGAATGTAGTTTTAAATGATGTTTGTGACAAAGTGTAACTGTTTTATTATAAATTTCATCTTTGTATTCATCAATAAACCTTTCACGCAACTTCATAATGCTACTTTCGTCATGGATTTCTAGATTATTATCTGCTATCCATTTTTCAAGCAACTCTGTAAGTCCATAAAAATGATGGAAATCGAGTTCCTGTCTTGAACCGCAAATGTAACAGGTATCATGTTTCTCGTACTGAGATTTTGCCTTGTCTCTTACGTATTTAACTAAATCTCTTTTTAGTGTCATTTCTATTCTTATATGCTAATTGTACCAGACTTTTGAGCTAAAGTCAAGTATTATTTTTTCTAGGTTTCATCAAAACGTAGTCATGCTAGTTTCAAATGAGTAAAGACCGTATCGTAGTGCATCAGCCATATGTGATGCCGCATTATGTTTTGGTTTCTCTTTTAATAAATTAGGGTTTGGATCCCATTGATACTGGTCAAGTGCCCAAATAGTTTCTTTACAGTTAGAGTGTACTATTAAATTATCGTTATCTACAACTCCCGCTACATGACCGATTCCATCTAACACAGATTTTTTAGCATTAATAGTGCTAATATCATAGTTTTGAGCAAAGTCATAACGAGTTTGCTGTGCAGCAGAGTCAATATAAATATAATCTATATCCCACTTATCTATCATTTTTCTTATTTCTACTGCATGTTGTTCAGTAGTTCTCTCACTATCTAAGTATTCATCTAATATATAATATTTATTAGTATCCCAGTCATACCCTATCACTACAAATGCAGTAGGGTCTTTATATCCTACGTCCATTCCTGCAAATATATCCATTCTTTTTGTTTCATATTCTGATAAATCTTCTATACATTTTTCATGGTCAAATGTCCATATTTGTCCTTCAAATACATTAAAGTCTGCCATATATTCTTGATTAAATTCTGCCTCTGACATTGTCTTTTTTGCTTCAGCAATATCTGCCTCAGACAATCTAGGATTTTCATGATAAGTTGCTTTTAGAGATGCCCACTCAGGAAACTCATTACTAAATCCTCTATAATAAAACTCAGCAAACCAATTATTTCTTCCACGAGGAGTAGAAATAAAAAGTGCTTTTGCATTTTGTTTATCTAGTGTAGGTCTTAGTGCAACATTGAAAGCATCTTTGCCATCAACGAGTGCTGCTTCATCAAATATAATTAAGTCATAACTTCTACCAACAACTGAATCAACCTGATTGATTGACCCCATACGAATAGTAGAATTATTACTGAGTTCTATAACTTTATCTTTTGCATTGTCACGAATCACCTCTAAATCAAAGTGTTTAATTAATTGTCTTTGTAAATCAAAAGATATTTGGGATAGTGCATAGTTTGGTGACATAAGTAATATATGTGAATTTGGTACAAGTGATACCAACTGTCCTAGTATATTTGCGATATATGTTTTTCCCTGTCTTCGAGAAACAGCAGCACATACAAAACGATACTTAGGATTATTAAGTGCATTTATGATACCTGTTTGTGCTGAGTTAGGTTCAATACCTAGTAATTCTAGGTATCCTTCAATGGGCAGTTTCACAAATCTATCTTCTGAAAACTGCATAAGGGAATCTGATAATATATCTTTTCTTGAGAGTTCTATCATTTAGTGTATTGTTACGGTTTCAAACATTTCATTGTCTGGTTCTTCAAAATAATCTTCTTTTTCACATAAAGTTTTTAAATATATAAATCCTGCACACAAGTCTGCTAATTGCTGTTCTTTTGTACTTAAATCAGTCTTTTTATTTAAATACTTTAACATAGTTTCACTTTTAAATAAAAGGTCATCTATCCATATATCTCTAGTATTTTTCTTATGAATACTCATTTTCTTCTTTTTAGTCCTTTAACGTGTTTTTGGGATTTAGGTGGTAATTTTGTACTACCACCAGGGCCTGCCCATAAAAATTTATCAGCCCAAAATGCTGGTGAAGATTTTCCTTTAGCAATATTTCTTCTATGTCTTGCTTTGAAACTTCTTCGAGCTTCAGGGCTATAGTTATGTCCCATGCCCTGCGCTCCAAAACGAATAATTTTTAATTTATCGTTTATTTCAACTGCGACAACAGCTTTCTTAGTTTTATGCCTAGGAGTAAACTTAGGTTTATTTAACCTAGTTAATCCAGCTCTTCTCATTCTAGCTTTTTCTGCTTTTGTGAGTGCCATTTATCTTCTTCTGCCTGGAAACCTAGCTCTTGGTGGATTTGTTGTTTTACCAAATCTTGGTCCAATAGCTTTTGCTGTTGTTCCATATCTAAATGCCTCAATACCATTTGGATTTTTAGTATTAACTAAAGCTCCTGCTGCTGCATTCATATCTCTTGTAACTCCTCTTTGAAGTTTATGTTTTCGAATCTTCTGTGTGTTGTGAACACCAGTAGGTCCGCTTAAAAAACCGCCTTGTCTAGCCATTTTTCTTCTTCCTTATCGCATTCTCATATGCTTTATGAGAACTACCTGGCATAAAAACTTTCTTGGAACCTCTTCCATGCGAGTGTATGCCTCTTAGTCCTAGTGCTCTTGCTCTTTTACGAGCAGCACCCATAGTCTTATAAATATCTTTATTTTTTCTAAAAGACTTATGTCTTGCAGTTGTATGTGCCGCCATTATTTTTTACTTTTCTTTTTAGCTTTTACAAACTTATCTTTGATATCTACTTTACCATCAAAATTTACATCTTGAAAAGTAATAATATTCCAAATTTTTATAAAAAAGTTTTTCATCTTTTTCCTAACCGTCCTTTTTTCTTTTTGCCAGATTTTCTTTTTATTAGACCTCTAGCTTTTAGTCTAGCCATTGCCGTAGCGCCTATCTTTTCACCTCTGCGGTATTTTGCTAACATCTTCTTAAGATGTTCTGACATACGGCGAGTTCTTAACCTTAATTTAGCCACGACGTCCTCTTTTCAATGATCTCTTTCCTAACTTGATGCGTCTTGCTATTAAGGATTGAGGAACTCGTTTACCTTGTTTATATAAGTCTGATATTTTTTTAATAATACGTGCTAACTCTGAATTTCCTCCATCATATTTGAATGGAACTCCATGTTTGCTATATCTAACTTTTCTTCTACTTTTTCTTTTGTGTTTCATTTTTGTAGATAGTTTATTACGTCATCTACAGTTAGTAGTGAATCAACGTCTTTGTCTGGTATAACGACTCCGAGTTCTTCTTCAAATGCCATTACTAATTCAACTGTATCTAATGAATCCATTCCAAGGTCTTCAACAAATGTTGAGTTACCTTTTATTTCAATAGAACTATCTTTAACTTTTTCTTTAATTATTTCTAGTATTTTATCTTCCATACCAATTAACTACCCACCATCGAAAATATTTTCGTCCTACTCCATAAGGAGCGCTTCTTAATCTATTGTATATCATTTAAAATATCCAAACTATTAGTAGTGTTAAAATGACACCTTTAAAAAATGACCACCACATAGCTTCATATTCGCTTATACCAAAATATTCTATCCATTTATATGTTTGTTCTTTTAACCAGTATTTCATCTTCCTCTCCTAACTTTTCTTTTTGTTTTTCTTTTAATATCATTATCTTGAGAGTGTCCGCCTCTAA